TCCTTTTGTGAAGGCGTGGAGACCCTGCAGTAACAGATTTTTCTTCCTTCCCCTCCGGTTGACATGATTTTTTTAATGTCTGAGAGACGGTAGCGCCTGTGGTTTCCTTCAGTTCGGAAGCAGGCAAGTTTCCCTTTGTTACTCCACTTTTGTAGCGTACACGTGGTGACCTTGAGAAGTTTACTGGCGTAAGGTACTCATCGTTCATTCTTTGTATTTCTATTTACGGTTTTAAATAGAAATTAAAGCTGTTTTATCGGGTAAGTATCGATTACTCAAAAGTTTTTATTCAACTGTTGATTCCCGGAACACCGTATGTATATTTTTCTCATCTTTTTCCACAGTACCGGTCATACCGATCTGGAAATCTTTCGGCGAAACACGATCGTACACAGGACAGAGTATAAAATCTTCATCTCTAAACTGAGCTATTTTCAGGGCGTTTATCATAGGATACGGAAAATACGTTGACGGGACGTATTCACCCACAAAAGTTTCTACTACTGAATCGCTCCTAAACTCTCTTACGTACAGCTTAATTTCCATTTTTATACCATGTAGAGTATTTTTAAACCTGATCTAAAAATATTAGATAGGAGATAAAATGGTGATACGGAAAAATCTCTCGCGATTTTTTTCCTGGGTAAAACGCAAGTGCAGAACACGAAGGTCTCTTGAGTTTGATTACGTTCCGACTTGCAAAAACGGGGACGTTAAAGCTGTAGAACAACTTCTTATAGATTGTCCAGATCTTAGCCTTGACGAAGGACTTATTTCCGCAGTGGAAAATAACCATGAAGTTCTAACTACTTTTCTCATAGCCAAAGGGGCGAAAAAGCTGGACGAATGTCTAGAAATAGCCGTAAAGAAAGGTAATTGTAGTATGGCTGAACTTCTAGTCCAAAAAGGAGCTACTCCTGTAGCTGGAATTAGAGTATCGAAATCTAATAACATTACTCGTATGTTATACAGACATGAAAACGGTAGAGAAAATTGTTATAATTAATAAATGAAAGTGAATACGTTCGCCAACTACCTTCTAGTCGCACTCATAGGTCTGCAGATATGTGGATATTTGTTACTATTTTTCTCCTGGATAAAGTTCGGTACAGAAGGGCTTGCTGGAGCAATAATTATTTCCTTACTTGCAGACATACTGATTCTAAAATATCTCAAAAGTCTAAAAGTGTACGATGATAACGGGATGAAACAAGATTTAACCCAGATCCTAGGGGATATTATAGCGGTTGTGATTATTTTAATCGCAAGCACGTTTATACTTACTTTCATCACGATAGTAATCGGCTACAACTTAGCAGAGAAACATGATAGGAGCAGGATTACAGGTGTAATGATACCTTTTCTAGCTTCTGGAATTTTGTACGGCTCATTATTTCTCTGCTAGGATAAAAGGAGATGGAGCAGAAACAATTTACTAATTCGTTATTTTCTCCAGGAATAAGAGGGGTTTCTCTCGTATTCATAAATCAGATGAAAGAGGAGCTTAGGAAAGAGCTCATGCGCGAGCTCAGGAAGGAGTTCAGAGAAATCGTGGAAAAACGACACGAAGAGATGTACGATGCTATCATGAAGAGGCTAGCAGAGAAATCAGTAGAGGAAACGTGGGAGGAAGTGGAAGCGGAAGAAGAGGTGTAATTAAATTGAAAAAATTCTGATCTTGAATAAAAATCAGAAATGTGCTTTATTTGTGAAGGAAAATATACCCAGGAGGAATGGGAAGCTATGACTGTGTTGCACTGCTACCATTGTACGTCCCTAACGAGCCTCCCCGAGTTACCAGCAGGCTTGACTGAGTTAGATTGCTACCATTGTACGTCCCTAACGAGCCTCCCCGAGTTACCAGCAGGCTTGACTGAGTTAGATTGCTACCATTGTACGTCCCTAACGAGCCTCCCCGAACTACCAGCAGGCTTGACTACATTATATTGTAAGGGCTGTACTTCCCTAACGAGCCTTCCCGAATTACCAGCAGGCTTGACTGAGTTGTATTGTAGAGGTTGTACGTCCCTAATAACCCTCCCTGAGTTACCAGCAGGCTTGACTGAATTGATTTGTATAGATTGTACGTCCCTAACGAGTCTTCCTGAGTTACCAGCAGGCTTAACTGATTTGGATTGCGAAGGTTGTACATCTCTAACAAACCTCCCTGCGTTACCAGCAGGCTTGACTGAGTTGGATTGCGAAGGTTGTACATCTCTAACAAACCTCCCTGCGTTACCGGCAGGCTTGACGTTGTATTGTCGGGGTTGTACTTGGCTCCCCAACAGTAACCCAAAATTCCCCGAAAACATCAGAAAACTCATAATCCTCCAAAAAGTCCTCCATAAAGCCTGGTACAGGAGATACCTTACTAAGAGACACTATCTGAAGAGGAAAATAACCTCATCTGACCTGGTAAAGCTGATTCTATCCTACTGAACAAATTGAAATTTATAACAGAAAAAAACTGTTATAAAAATGGAACAGACGAAAGTGTACGAAATTAAATGGGACGTTGGGTGTCACACCTCGTTCTCAGGTAAAATCTGTGATACGCTTTGGACAGGGATAAATTACGGGATGAAAACTATACAGTTTTTCCTAGGTAGCCCTCAAGGCTACAAAAGAGCGCAGATATCTTCTCAAGACGTTATCGAGTGTAAAAAAATTTTGAAGAGATTTCCTACTAGTATATTCTCTCATTTTCCGTACATTGCTAATTTAGCCGGGGCAAAAGGGTGTTTAGCGTGGAACGGAGATTTCTTACAGAATAAGAAGACTACTATTATTCTCGAGGCTCTAGAGTACGAGTTGGGTGTTCTAAGTAGTTTTTACCCGAATAAGAACGGGGTTGTGATACATCCTGGAAATTTTCCAGACAGACAGAAAGGACTGAAAACTATATCGAAAAGTATTAATAAAATAAATTTTCCTGTAAATTCGAAACTTCTTCTGGAAAACACTGCAGGCCAAGGAACTAGTTTAGCCACGACTTTCGAGGAGATCAAGACTATTATAGACGGTGTAGACGAGAAAAAGAGAGGAAATATAGGGGTGTGTATAGATACTTGTCACATATACGCTTATGGGGATTACGATCTCAGCCTTGTTGATGAAGTGAAAAGGATGTTTTCGGATTTTGATACTATCATAGGCTTAGATAAATTTTCTCTCCTGCATCTGAACGATAGCGAAAAACCTATGAAAAGCAGAATAGATCGGCACGCATGCTTAGGCACAGGGCTAATCTGGAAGGAAGATTTTTCTTCCCTGATATATCTACTGGACGAGTGCCAGAAAAATAACATCCCTGTGGTTCTAGAGACACACGGAACAGATATGATCACGCTATCTTGCTTGTGCAACCACGAGGAATAACTTTTATATTTTTTTGACAAAATATAATTCTTTTTCGGGACGAATAATAAGGTATTTGAAGGTGAAAATCATATTGGAAAAGTCGTCATCGGGACGTTTTTAAGGATTCTATACGGCCAGAATTTACATGACTACTTGTATTGATACACAAGATCAGGATCGAACGTGTCCGGTCTGTACGATCCTTTCGGCATACCTGTACATTTCCCAATAAATTTATTCCAAGCACAAGGGTACTTACAATTATTCTGTTCCCTGTTCACACATTCCTTGGGTATTTCCTCTCTAGGAATTTTCCTGATTCTATGCGTCGGAGACCACTCTTTTATGACATCTTTTTTTACCGTTTTTTCCAGCCACTGATTCAATATCTCTACTTTTATATTTTCTTGGAAGGGACCTCTGCACTTGATTATGAATCTCTGGAAAGGGGATTTATCAATCTCGTTTATACCTTTACTTTTATAATAATTTTCCTGTATTAAAGTAAGGTATTGTAGCTTGCATTTAGCGTTGGCCACGTCCTCCTTCGTGTTCCCAAAAACCGATGTGTCGAAAAGATCGTACTTAAGGTAGTCTATGCTAACAACTGTACGATTTAATAGCTTGAGATAAGGAGTGCAACTGGTTAGATGAATAATCTGACAGACAAGATGATGTTTATTATCTATTATGGCAAAAATGTCGTACGTTGTATTATTAAGCTCTCTTGAAGGTAAATATCTAGTAGTGAGTTCCAGATGCTCGTACGCCTTCAACAACAGGGTGAACAATTTCTGACTGTCTTCGTTGGCGTTCTCAGATAACACGCGATAATGATTGGTAAGTATCCTCTTCGACCCACCTCCTATCTCTATATACGTGTTGTAAGCTATCGGTCCTGTGAAAATAAGATCTTTTTTTGCGATGAAAGTGTAAGCTATTTCAAGGAGACTTAATAGGGTAAAAGAAATAAGGTTTTGTCCTTCCTGAGAAAACAAATCTTTGGAGCACGGGAATTTATGGTTAAGAGGGTTAACCCATTTTTGTATGAGTTTTTCCCTGGTTGCGACTTTCGGCCATCTAGCCGGGTTGGAATAAGGCTCTGAAAATTCTTTATACATAGATTCAAGTATTTTAAAAGGACTTACAACTCTCAGATTGTTGATAGTCTTCGTTTCCATTTTGTCAAATTCTTCCTGTGGCATGTAAGTTATATCAGCTACAGGCCATAAATTCGCGTAAACCTTATAAGTACCTTTATGTATCCCTGCTTTCGCCTCAGAATATTTATATCCTTTTTTGTACAGGAGATCAGCTAACTCAACTGCGTGATTCCAAGGATCTGGACTATAGAAATCGTAGTCAGGAATATCGTACGCCGTGTAAAATTTCTCTTCTTTCGGTAGGTAAGAGTTGATAGCTACCCCTCCGTATATTTTGAGACCTTTAGCCATGATAAAATCTTTCACGTAAGGGTATTTATTCGGGTCGTCTACCGATACTAGAGCCCTGGGACTTTTATCCTTACTTATTTTCTTCAGAGATGAGGTGTGTTTTTCGTGGACAGCCTGCTCAGCTATACTCGCTATGATATCGTCAAAATCTTCAGGAATCACGGCAGGAGGAATATCCTGGATGTTAATGTCCTCTATATCAATATTTTCTATATTATTTTTCTTAAAGGCTGGAATCCAGCAGTAGAGATTCGGATTGCCCATAACTTCTCTCCAAACGTAGCTCATCCCTTTTTTCCTCATAGTTTTAGTAAGATTCGGCTTGTTTGCAAACGAACGGTTTTTTTCGGGACAACTCATTTATTAGGAATCAATATTCTTTTATTAGATAAAATGTTCAGAAAGCTACAAGAGACATGGAATAAGTACGGTTTCGAAATTCTTGTAGGGTGCGCTATAGCTATCATAATTTTTCTAGCTCTGTTCAGAATCGGGAAGAAAGGTACATGGTCGTCACAAACTTATCCGGTAGCTAAACCGAAGGGAAAAAGACCTCCGCAGGAAAGTAAAGGTGAATTAGAGTGTAGAAGAGTATTGGAAAAAATGTACAAAAAACCGTTCCAGAAAGCTAGGCCGAACTTTTTACGAAATTCTGTAACTAGTGATAATCATAGCGATAATAACTTGGAATTAGATTGTTATAACCCCGAGATGAAACTAGCCTGTGAATATAACGGTAGCCAACATTATAAATTTATCCCTTTCTTCCATAAGACTAGAGACGCTTTCCAGAATCAGAAATACAGAGACTATATGAAGAGGGATTTATGTGCGAAAAACGGAATAACTTTAATAGAGGTTCCTTACACTGTAAAAGTGGAAAATATCGAAGAATATCTCCGAAGTAAACTGATCTAAAAAGTAAGTCAGAACGAATAAAATGGATCCTGAAAACATCTTCAGGACAGCTTTCATCGGTCAGACTGTAGTTAAACCTGTTAACACCTTATTTCAGCTTCCTAAAACTTACGATATTATCATCAATCCAGTTTTCCGAGCTTTGAACATCAGAAAAATAGTGATCACTGATTTCGCTACACGTACTGTGCTTCTGACACGAGAATTTAATCCTCCCCAGAACGAGGTTACTTTAGCTATTAAAATAGATAATAGAACTCCTAGCATGACTTCTGCAGGAGTTCTCGTCGTTGCAAACGAGGGTGAAGTCGAGGTGAAGTATACTGGAAAATTGTTGGTGAACAGAACAATTTCCGACTTGACTACAGTTACAGAAAATTAAAAATGAATTTTTACACTCATCTAAGTGTTCCGAATGCAAAGTGAAATTTATTCCGAGGAAATTTCCTGAGATCGTCTACGGAAATTTTACAGATGAGAAAGTTCACGAGAAATTTAAGGAGATGTTGGCGCTGGCTTTCAAAGCCACTAGAGACTTCTGCCGTATAGATATTTATTTTTAAGAACAGGAAAATATGTGGAACGAAATGTGTTACGATTGCTGGCTGTGCAAGGATGTTGTGCTTCCGTACGTACCGAATAACACTCCTACGTGCAGACGTAAATCCGAAAATGAAATCAGGAAATTTTATATAAAAATATATAAAATGAGTTGCGAGCCAGTAGAAAATAATTTTCCTGTAGGAGTCTGTTGCTTCTGTGGAGAAGAATGTAATTTCCTCAGCCAGAGCTGTGGAATATGTGTACGAAAAGTGAACGGGTATTATTTAGGACTGAATAAAAATCCTTTTCCAGGTCTAGAAAAACCTAGTAAAGAAGAAAAGGATGACGAGTAGCATTCATACCGTAGCTCTAAAGATCAGAGAATCCATAGATTCCTTACCTGTTCTCCCTACTTCCGTTATTGTATACGATATAGATGGGACTTTAATAGATAACTATAATAATCCTATCGCTCCTATAGTCTCTACGTACCAGTACGCGAAAGCGAAGGGATTCAAGACTGTAATAATAACAGCAAGACCGGATATGGACCATAATATCCACCTTACGAGGGATAATCTCCGTTCCCACGGAATTACAGGTTATTCCAAGATGTATTTTCTACCTACGCGAAAACGAGATCAAGCCAAGTTCAAATTACTGGCGAGAAAATCTTTACACGATGACGGAAACACTGTGGTGATGTCGATAGGGGACATGTTATGGGACGTTGGTGCTTTTGGAGGCAGAGGATTTATTGTACCACAGAATTAATTATTTCTTAGGTCTCTTTGTTTTAGCCTTCGATTTCCTGGCCAGCACATCGGGTAAAGTACCTTTTTTCTTTCCTTTCCCGTCAGACTTGGATCCGTCAGACTCAGGTTCTGAATCTTCTTCAGGCTCAGATCCGCTGACAAGATCTTCAGGGTCAATGTCTTCCTTATCAATAAATTTTTCGATTCCTCCGTGTCCAAGGATATCGAAAGCTTTCGTCATTTTCTTTCCAACAGTGTAGTGTTCTTTGAAGCCTAAATTAATTTTTTCCAGTTTACCATCAAATTTCCTGTGAAAAGAACAGTGATTTAGATCGACTTTCGTCAGTTCCTTTGCCGTCGTTTCGGACACGAGAAATTTCGTCTCAATTACGAACGTGCTCGAATCGTCCTTAAGGTACCATTCAACCTGGTCTAATTGTTTTTCCAGGTATGCGATAGCTTCCTCGTTACCTTGATAACGAATCAGATAGTACCAACTCTCATTCTCCTCTCCAGAAGTTTCCATTAGGAGCGCATACGTATAATCAGGCTTCTTTTCCTCTGAATAAGTTTTATCCGGGCTGTGGTGCGTAGACATTTTATTTTTCTGCTGGTCTGTTTAAATCAGAAATAGGTTTTGGAATAATAACTTTATGTAGGCCTTGCAAGCCTTGTACCGCTACGTATCCATTGCTTCCATTTATACACGCCGTTTTTATCAGGCATAGAAGAGTATACCTTTCCGTCGTTTCCTAGCTCGTCCAGACCACGGCAATCGTTAGCAGGATACGGAGGACCGGGTCTGCTTGTGTATTTTTTAGTGGTTTGTTCTACGCATCGTTTTTTAGTCAACTGTTGCCTGGGCTTGCGTTTCGCCTCGCGTTTCGCCTTGCGCTTGCGTCTACGTTTCCTGGTCTTTCTTCTACTCTTGCGTTTCGCCTTGCGCTTGCGTCTACGTTTCCTGGTCTTTCTTCTACTCTTGCGTTTCGCCTTGCGTTTGCGTCTACGTTTCCTGGTCTTTCTTCTACTCTTGCGTTTCGCCTTGCGTTTGCGTCTACGTTTCCTGGACTTGCGTCTACTCTTGCGTTTGCGTCTACGTTTCCTGGACTTGCGTCTACTCTTGCGTTTGCGTCTACGTTTCCTGGACTTGCGTCTACTCTTGCGTTTGCGTCTACGTTTCCTGGACTTGCGTCTACTCTTGCGTTCGCGTCTACGTTTCCTGGACTTGCGTCTACTCTTGCGTTTCACAGCCCGTCTTATTTTGCGTTTCGCCATCTTTATTATATAAAATTATTTTCTCGTTTTCCTCTTTTATCGCCTTGTAAGGTGATATATCTAATTCCTGATACTTTCTTAGCCTGCAGATAAAATTAATATCCGATGGCAATAATTTTACCCTGCCACAGTGTATCACAGACGAGTTTGCATCCCGAAGGAAATCTATTATGAACTGTTCTATAAAATATTGGAGAATAGTGAACACATCTTTCGAAATCTTCATTCCGTCGTTATAGTTGTTTACAATAGACCTAACGAATCTTTCAAAAGGATACTTGGCGAAGGTTAAACAATCACTGACTTTCTGGAACTTCCGAATTTCCCTTAGAGACACAGTACCTGGACGGAATCTATGAGTTTTTTTGTCTCCTAGAGGATCTGTAATAATTTTTTTCTTTTTCCTTGGTTTGCGGTTGAGAAGCGAATCGTGTATATTAGGTACAACCCCCCCTCCTACTAAGCTTAAATTACATTTTTCAAAAAGACTACAGAGTTCAGGATAGGTACGCACTGTTAATTCTAGATCTCTGATCGTAATCCTCACTCTTCCTCGTTCTTCTGCTAATTTAGACGCAGAAACAAGTATTACAGTAGCTACATACTCTAGAATAGATGCGAAGAAGACGGGAGATGTACTAGTTACCATAATCTGGTAGTATCCAAAATTCCTCAAAAATTTCTCTGTGATAGAAGGCGGGAAAAAAATACCAGCCTTATCTTGTCTTGAACTATGCTTCGTATCGTCCTGTAAAAAAGTCTCTACGGACTCCTGTGCTTGTTTCACTGCGTTTTCTGAGAGTTTTCCGAGTATTAAAGTAGTGGCGTTTTCAAGCTCTTTTACAGACAACGTTTTTTTCTTAGATATTATAGTTAGTTTCAAGGCTGAAGAAGAAATAATATTAGCTATGATACAAACCACACTGTTTAACTGCTGTTTGGCGTTCGCAGTAATTCCGTTTTCCGTCGAGATCTCTCCTGTCTTTGCAGAAAAGATACTTTTCAGGATTTTAGAAATATAAGATTCAAAATACCTTGTTCTTTTTCTTTTTACAGGCTGTACCGTTGTTTTGGTTTCTACCTGCTCGTTACTAGTAATTTCGGTTGTTTCTGATTCCATCTTTATTTTGATATACTTTATACGATTTTTAAACCGATTTAAAAATCTACATAGGGAATTAAAACATGGAGATCACCAAGCCTTCCATAACTCGAATAGCTAGAAGAGCAGGAATCAAAAGTATGGCAGAAGACTGTTTTCCCTACATTAGAGCTTTAATTTTTTCCAGACTAGATAACGTGATACGCGACGCCTTGATTATCAATAGTGAACGACAGACCAAGACTCTCATGCTTGATGATATCTACGATACGTTAGCTTTATCTGGAGTGAATCTTGCACAATCTCATGAGTTAGGTACAAGTACAATAGGAAAATAATTTGTATATGTTAATACATATACAACTAGTTACATACACATCAGGAATCCTAATGAGGAATATACCTGAAAACTTACCCCACGTATTTGTGGGTAGTTAGGCTCGTCATTCTGATCAGTAGAATATGTGACGTGTAAAACCTAGGAATCCCTAGGTTATATATTCTAAATATTTACAGTATTATCTTTAAACAAGGTTTGTTTCGCGAGCGGGTTTAGGGGAACGCTGTGACGTTAATATCAGTCAGGTTAGAGGATAAGTTAGTAATGGATTGTAAAGCCATATTAGCGTTATACTTAGGTAAGCTTTCGTTGAGATCAACACCGCCGAAAGTAGCACGACCAGAAGCGGACGTAAGGAGAGCCAACGTAGCGTTGTTCGATTCGCCCTGGCCTGTAAGGACCTGCATAGCTCCCGGGTTGATATCTGTAGCGATATCAGGATACACGCTGAACCATCCAGACATACAGGGAGTAATAGCTAAGTCGCCTCTGATATAGTCACTACCTCCATAATTTTTACCCACTGGACGAGTAGCGTACATCAGGTTATTGAACATAACAACCTGTTCAGGCTCTCCCGCCCCGTTTGTTGTAGTCATGGCGCCTAGAGGAACTTCACTACCCATATTTATTCCGATAGGTTCGAGATCGTCATGTATCTGCTTCCAGTTTCCAGGGGTATGATAGTCTGGGGTAAGTTCGTATCCTCCAGCAACTCTGTGACCAAGACCGTACGCTCCCTTACCGCACGAAGGTGGACAACCTCCAGAACAGCTTCCACTACCGCAGTTAGCACATCCTCCGTAATTTTCTCTGCTCGGACCTTGTCTAGTTGGGGGACCCCCAACAGGGGTGAAATTTTCCCTTTTGTTCATCATGTAAGATTCCTGTGACATATCACCAAAAGTAAGGGGGTCACACGGAACAGCCATATTAGAACGGTCCGGCATGTTATATTTTATATCGGCCCCATAATTCAGGTTGCTAAATCGTGGAGATAACATCGCCTGGTAAGCAGGGGTAGATACGAACTTATTACTTCCCATAGTAGCTGGGTTCAGGTAGTTACCACCTATCGCTGTTGTTCTTCCGTTTGCGAGCTTTGCTCCAGGTATCATTTTCGTGCTTAACTGAATCCCATTCCAGAATCCCTCAACTACAGGAGTACCAAAATTCATGTTACATACGGCAAAAACCGCTATTAGTATTCCGACTAAGGTGAATAGGAATTTTTTCGATAACATCTTTTTATTCTAGAGGAAAAAAGAAAAAAATACGAATCTTCGTCAAGAAATAATTTATGCGAATTTTTTGTCGAGAAATAATATACATGGGATTCAACAGTTGAATAAAAACTTTTGAGTAATCGATACTTACCCGATAAAACAGCTTTAATTTCTATTTAAAACCGTAAATAGAAATACAAAGAATGAACGATGAGTACCTTACACCTGTAAGCTTCTCAAGGTTACCACGTGTACGCTACAAAAGTGGAGTAACAAAGGGAAAATTGCCTGCTTCCGAACTGAAGGAAACCACAGGCGCTACCGTCTCTCAGACATTAAAAAAAATCATGTCAACCGGAGGGGAAGGAAGAAAAATCTAATTAAGAATGTATGCCTACGCTAGGGCTGATCTTTGATTTTACAAAGATTTAAATAAGCGGAGGAATGGGGAGCTATGACCGCTCGAAGATGAGATAATCAAACCTTAATAAATTGAAAATTTTTTCTGAATTCTGGATATTTAGAAATGTGCTTTATTTGTGAAGGAAAATATACTCAGGAGGAATGGGAAGCTATGACTGTGTTGGATTGTAGAGATTGTACATCCATAACTAATCTCCCCGAATTACCAGCAGGCTTGACTACATTATATTGTAAGGGCTGTACTTCCCTAACGAGCCTTCCCGAATTACCAGCAGGCTTGACTGCGTCGTGTTGTAGTAGGTGTACATCCCTTACGAATCTTCCCGAGTTACCAGCAGGCTTGACTGCGTTGTATTGTTCCGATTGTACTTCCCTAACAAACCTCCCCGAGTTACCAGCAGGCTTGAATGAGTTGGATTGTTCCTATTGTACATCTCTAACGAGCCTCCCCAAGTTACCGGCAGGCTTAACTGAGTTGCATTGCTACCATTGCACGTCCCTAACAACCCTCCCCGAGTTACCGGCAGACTTGACTGTGTTGCATTGTTCCGGTTGCACGTCCCTAACAACCCTCCCCGAGTTACCAGCAGGCTTGACTTACGTAGATTGTTCCGGTTGTACGTCCCTGACGAGTCTCCCCGCCAACGGCCCTTTCGGGTTACCAGTAGATTTGACGTTGTATTGTCGGGGTTGTACTTGGCTCCCCAACGATAACCCAAAATTCCTCGAGAACATACATAAGCTCAAAATCCTACAAAAAGTCCTCCATAAAGCCTGGTACAGGAGATACCTTACCAAGAGACACTATCTGAAGAGGAAAATAACATCAACAGACCTGGTGAAACTGATCTTATCCTACTAAATTGTTTTTTAAAGTAATATTCATCTTTAAAAAATGCAAGTAATAGGTATTACCGGGAAAATAGGATCTGGAAAATCGACGCTAGCGTCGCATCTAGTAGAAAATCACGGTTACGAGGAGTACAGTATGGCTACTCCCCTGAAAAAAATAGGGGAAATCTTCGGATTTTCACAGGAGCAATTATACGGTACACAAGAGCAGAAATTACAGATTCATTCAGATTGGAAAATATCTGCCAGGGAATTCCTACAGAAAGTAGGCACGGAATTATTTAGAGAAAAATTTAGACAGACTGTGTGGGTAGATCTCTTCAGAATTAAGATCAGAGAAAATCCTAATAAAAAATACGTTATTTCAGACGTGAGATTCCAGAACGAGGCTGATGTTGTAAAAGAGCTTGGAGGAATAATCATAAGGACAAACAGGGATAATAACGTATCATCAGATTCTGGGACAGAACACAAGCACAAGTCTGAAACTGAAATGAACAGTATAGTTCCAGATTACGTTATGGATAATAATAAATTATCTCTCTTGGAAAGTAGAAAATACATGGATATAATTCTGAATAAATGTATAGTTTGGTGGGCTCCTCCTTGCGCCGGTGGCTTAGGAGACCGTATTTTAGGGATAGCGAGCACGTTCTGTATCGCCAAGATGTTAGGAAGGGAATTTCTAGTCAAGTGGGATAACACTGATTTATCTAGTGCGTTCTCCATAAATCCTGTATATAATTTCTACACGTACAACATCCCGTCAGAATATATACAAACGGATAGTAAATCGGCCCAAGCTTATTTCAAGGAAACAAATTTGAAAACAGAATGGGAAGGCAAGAACGTGATGATTTGGAGTAATCAAAATTTGTTCCAGTACGCTTGGGAAAAATTCATCTCTTTTTCTACTCACGAACCTGTATACGAATTCGCATGGGAAAAATTCGTTTCTGTTCACGAATCCGCATACGAATCCGAGCTATCTCTAGCTGTTATCAAGGTGTTTTCAAACATTTTCAAAGTACAGGAAAATATTCTAGAAAAATTGGATAGTCTTCCTGAGTACGATGTAGGTATACATATCCGTACAAAAGATAATCAGATCTATAACAAGGAGAATGAAGAGGAACAAAGATACGATATTTGGACAGCTTTAGTAAGCGTTAGGGATCACTTAAGGGATACAGGTAATGTATCCCCAACAGTTTTCCTCGCCAGCGATTGTCTTTTATCACACAAGATAGCTAAGGAGTTATTCCCAGATATTAGCTATATTGAAGGGCCTATAGTACATTCTGGAACTTTAGAACCTGAAAAACTTAATACGGAAGGTGTAAGGAAGGTAATGCTGGACCTATTAATTCTCTGCCAAAAATGCAAGAAATTATATCTAGGAATCCATACCAACTTTTCTCGTATAGCAGGGATGTATAACCTGAACAGAGAAATATATTACCATAAAGGTTTATTAATACTGGGCGTGGATAAAAGGGATTTCTGCAACTATTTCAGCCTGAGTGGGGTTTTCAGATAAATAAATTGAAAAATAGTTATTATTTCTAGAAATAATAAATGTGCTTCATTTGTGAAGGAAAATACACGAAGGAGGAATGGGAAGCTATGACTGAGCTAAATTGTAGAGGTTGTATGTCCCTAACAACTCTCCCCGAGTTACCAGCAAGAATTGGGGATTCAACAGTTGAATAAAAACTTTTGAGTAATCGATACTTACCCGAT